AATGGCATAAGCCAGAAATAAAATAAATTAAATATGTTTACAACAAGAGGAACAAACTTTGACAAAGCAATCGATTCTATTTTTGGTGGAATCAATGAACCAATCTGGAAAACAACATTTTTCTCAGAAGACCTTAATAAAGGTTGGGAAGTTAAAAACAATATTCTTTACGTTGCCCTACCAGGTCACACTAAAGAAGATTTGGAAATTAACATCGATGGTAGAACGTTAACTATCTCAGCTGAGGTTTCTAGTGAAGATGAGAATCCATTTAAAAAGACATTCGAGAAATCTTGGACTTTGTCTGACAACACGAGTACTGAAGATATAGTAGCAGCCATGGAAAATGGATTGTTGTCTTTAACCTTTGGTAAATCAACTGAAAAGAAAAAAGTTAAAATTTCTTAAAAATAATTCACTCAGAATTTTTTTATGTCAAGAATTTTGTTTATATTTACATATCACTTAAAAAACAAATAAATATGTATAACGACGAAGATTATAACGACGAGTTTCCAGAAAACGAACAAGACGAAATAGCAACAATTATGCAATCGAACGAAATTAAAGGCACGTATTACGATGTAGTTGACCAACTGGTCCGAGCAAACTTTAAAAATATTGAAGGGCGAGGAATCAATGTTGAACAAATGAAATCAGCCAATCTTAATGTTTCAGAGTTACAGCGTACCCTAGATTTTATGCTAAACTGGTTCTTAGAAACTGAGGAATACGAAAAATGTAAAGTCATACAAGATTACTTAACGAATTTAAAGGAAGCTTAATGCTTCCTTTTTTTATGAGATACATATATTATTAATAACTATTAAGACATGGAAAAACAATTACTTGAAGCAATGATGGCTCTGACTGCTCAGCTAAAAAGAATAGCTGATGTCGTTGAACGTGACCAGAAAAAAGATATTGTCGAAAGACGAAAAGAACAACTTAAATTAGAAAAGAATGAGTTACTATCAGACATTAAAGGTAAGCGAGACAGCAACTCAGGAAGAAATTAAGAATTCTTATAGATCTTTAGTTAAACAATTCCATCCAGACAAAAATCCAGACGACCCATCTGCTAAAGAAAGCTTTCAAAAAGTTCAAGAAGCTTATGAGACTTTAGGAGACCAAGGAAAGAGAAATCAATACGACAACAGTCGCAAATTCTCGGGTAATCAATTTAATTTTGAAGATTTATTTAAGGGAGGTTCTTGGTCTAGCGACTTTGATCGCCATTTTAATGCAAATGCAAAAGGACCTGACGTTAGGGTAAATGCTAATTTTTCAGTACATGAATCATACTATGGTACTAGCAAAACATTTGAATTAGGATACGACAATGTTAAGGTAGATTTTAATAGAGGTATTCATAACGGCATGATTTTAAAAGTCTACGGTCGAGGAGAATACAATCGATTTAATACTTCAGCACCAAGAGGAGACCTCATCATAAACATATCAATAAATCCAGATGATTCTGTTATTTTAAATGGTAGTGACATATGGACAGACGTCTATATTCCATTTTATGATTTAATTTTAGGAGCAAATACAGACGTTGAAACTCCATTTGGTAAATACAAGATAAATATTCCAGCTAAAACTCCATCAGAACGAGTTTTAAGAATACCTGGCAAGGGAATGCCAATTTGGGGAACTAATAACTATGGGAACCTAATGGTAAAAGTTCATGCCAATTTCAATTGTTCTGAAGAGCAATTAGAATTAATAAACATGATAAAGAAATTAGAATGAGCCAAGAAAATGATTTTTTAATGGATGACGAGTCTGCTGAATTTTTTGAGAATATCAAAAAGTTACCTAGAGAGCAAATGATGGAATTAGTATATGAATCTATCATGACTAATAGACAAGCAGCTCTTAAGAGCGAGTCATCTCGTGATGAGAAAATTAATGCAATCAATTTCTTGATTGCATGGTATGAATCGAAAGAAGAGTACGAAAAATGTAAAGAATTAAAAAATATTTTAAAAGAACTATAATGCTGATAATCGAAGTTAAAAATGGAAATATCGAACAGGCTCTTAAGAAATACAAGAGCAAAGTTATTAAAACGAAACAACTTTTAAAATTAAGAGATCAAAAAGAATTTACTAAAAAATCAGTTGACAAACGTTTCACCATCAAGAAGGCAAAATACGTACAAGCCTTGAAATCGCAATCTGAAAAAGAATCATAATATGTTCTCAATCCATGTGTTTACAGAAGTTATCTGTAAATATATAGCATAGAATCGAATGATACTTTTATTAAATGAGCGATAATCTACCAAAGAAAGAACAAGACGAAATCATGAGGTCAAGTTATTATACTTTGACCCGGAACTTTACTAAATCAGTGAATCGATTCATTGTGTTTCAAGAAGGTAAAGATATGATCGAAATACCGCATGGCATCGGCCAAAGATCTAAATTTATTAAATTACTTATTAAGTATTTTGAATCTTTAGAAGAATATGAAAAGTGTGATACTTTGATGAAACTAAACTCTCTTGTAATAATTGCAGGAGATTAAACACAAAAAACAACGAATGACAAGAAAAGCTAGTAACGCGAAAGTTAGTGCAACTAACACCGACAATTCTTTAAACAGAATTTATTTAAAAGAGTCTCAGCAAGGATACGTTGATACTATTCTTAAAAACCAAATCACCTTCTGTTATGGTCCTGCTGGTACTTCTAAAACTTTTTCAGCATGTTATGCTGCAATTAAATTACTCAGAGAAAAGAAAATAAAAAGAATTATCTTAACAAAACCAATTCAAGAGGCTGGAGAAAAACTAGGTTTCTTACCTGGTACAATCGATGAAAAGATTGCTCCATACATCAAGTCATTTACTTCAAATATTGAAAAAATTATCGGATTCAGCGAGGCTGCTAAATTATTAGGCAGTGGAGCAGTAGAATTTCAACCTTTAGCATACATGAGAGGAGACACCTTTGACGATGCTATCATGATTCTAGACGAGGCTCAAAACGCAGACTGGAAGCAACTAATGTTATTCATTACCCGAATGGGAGAGAATAGTAAAGTTGTAATTGCCGGAGACGTTAGTCAATACGATATTGAAAAGAGCAAAGTTTCTCTGCCACAGTTCATTGACCTGATGACAGGCGTTAAAGACGTGGGTGTTCATCAATTTGGTGAGAGTGATATTGTTCGTGCAGAAATCTTAAAAGAGATAGTGCGCCGATATGAGAAATGGAAGTACGACAATAATAAGTAAAGATATTATTGAAACTATTTAATAAAATGCCATATAATTTGTATACGTTAAACCTATAACAATTATATGGCATTTAAATTTTTAACAAAAGCAAAACGAATTACAGCTACCAAGTGGGCTAGATTAGTCGATAGCCGCAAAGGTAAAATGGACAAGGACACCGCTATGATTTACACGATCGTAAGAGCGATGGCTAAACATCCAAAAACAAAGATGTTAACCGCACCTGTTAGCCATACCTATTATCTAGAGAATAAAGATCTAGGATATTTCATAGTTGTTGAATATGACAGGATTAGAATTACTAATCATACCTTCTTTTCATACAAAAGCCTTAACCCTAGCGATGGAGATAAAATAATCAACTACATTAAAATGCAAATCGAAAATTCTCGCAAAATAATGGAAGATGAGATTTTTCAAAATCAATACGCACTTTACCATAGCATATACGATAATCTTAAACAATCAACATAATGCAAATTTTACTAAAACCAAAGTACAATACCGGAACAGATTTAATTGAAGTTGGTGTAGATGAAGCCGGAAGAGGAGCGTTGGCTGGTCCAGTTACTGTCGCAGCTTGTATTATGCCAGCAGACTTTCAACACCCACTTGTAAAAGATTCAAAACTTCTTTCAGAATCTCAAAAGAAACAAGCACATGAAATCGTATTAGCAAATGCTATTGCATATTCAGTAGTACACATTGACGTCGATACAATCGAAAATACCAACATATTAAAAGCTACTCTAATTGGAATGAATCAATCTCTCGAGGAAGTTCAATCTTCCGTTGATTTTGATTTTGTTTTAATTGATGGAGATCAGTTCCACGGATATAAAGACAAAAGTTATACTACAATAGTCGGTGGAGATAACAAATATACTTCAATCGCAGCTGCTTCAATCTTAGCAAAAGTAGCTAGAGACAATTATATGAAAACTTTGAATGAAGTAAACCAAAATAAGGTATATGGCTGGGCTTCTAATAAAGGGTATGGTACTAAGCAACACATCAATGCTATTCAAGAAGTTGGTTCTACAGCAGAACACAGAGCTAGTTTCATATCTCACTTGTTAACCTCGACAAGCGAATTATTTTAATGAGGAATTTAATATATGGAACCTTATTATTTTTATTAGGACAATCTCTAATATGGTTCCAAACTAATGGTCAATTTGTCTGGCCGTGGTTTAAGAAACATCCAATCATAGTTGCATTTATAGGAGGATCTATTATTTCATATATGTTCATTATTGCAACTGCCTTTGTTGCTGAATATTATGATGGTCAACTATGGCCTGGTAGATTTATTGGATTTACTACAGGAATGATCGCATTTTCATTTCTAACATATATGATATTAGATGAGCCGTTAAATACTAAGACGGTTGTATCGCTATTTTTAGCATTCATATTGATCTGCGTCCAGATATTCTGGAAATAATTGTTAATAACTTTTTGAAAATATTTCACTCGGCATTTTTTTATGTCGAGTTTTTTGTTTATATTTACATATAACAAATTAACAAAGATACATTATGATGAATTCAATCCAAAAACAAGTTAAAGTAGTTTTAAGTCCTTCAAAGGAACAGTACACTCAGATTAGAGCGCAGTTTAAAGCTTCTACAGGTTCAGATAATTACTATGACAATACTGAGTTTTTTGACGAGTTAGTTAAAATGAACCAGACCGAATGGACATTAGAAAATGTTACGTTCACTCAAGCTCAGGCCTTTGCTGAGCCGATTCGTATTGCGAATCCTGACCAATGCGTTTCTCTTTATAATGAAGATAAAGGTAGTTTTATCGGTAATACTACTTGGAACGACCAAATCAAAATGTTTTGGGAATATCCAGTTTATACCGAAGCTGGTGCCGAAATTATGTTGATGCGCGAAACTGAAGCAGCTGACCAAGGTCTTATAGCTGCTTGGGAATAATGTTAATAACTTTTTTGAAAATACTTCAATAAAAGTTTTACCGTTTGAAATATTATGTTTATATTTACATATAACAAATTAACAAAGATACATTATGTCAAATCCACTTTCAAATTACCCACAAATCCTTAGAATGTTAGAAACACTTTCTACTGTAGAGTTATCACAACTAAACCAGGACGTTATCGACGTTATCAAAATCCGTAGGGTTTCAGATGCTAGAGCAATCAAACGTCTATTATCTGTTGGAGATACCGTTAAAGTTAACCATCCTAAAGCTGGTGGTAAAACATTTACCGTTAACCAAATCAACCGATCTAAAGCCTATTTACAAGAAGCTGGTCGTATCGGACTTATTAGTGTACCTATCAGTTTAATCGAAGTTATTTAATCATGGAATCAAAAATCAAAAATTATATCAAATCAATCCGAGAGGATTATCAACTAGATCCTTCTAGCCCAGAATATTGTGGATTTATTAATATAGATCCATCTGATTCAGGAGAAGATACTGAAGTTGCCTTAGAACTTGCTAAGAATTCAAGTAAATATGAATCTTATTTAAAGGAACAAGGCCTTCGGTTCGAATCAAAACCATGGGCAGAAGAGATGATTATTGTTGAAAATAAACTAAACTAAAAATGAAAGTAGAACAAATCAAATGTAATGGAAGCAGCTTTGCTGGTCCAGTTGAATCAAGCAAACACTTATTGTTAACATCTATTAAGTTATTCCGCATGAGGTTTTCGACAGAAGATATTATGTCAAAAATCGAAGCTATCCAAACTGATGATTATTATTTTGGAACCAGATGTGGTAATGATGATACCGTATACCATCGTCTTGCAAGCGCTATTACTAGAGAAGCTGTTAAAGAACTTTATCCAGAATTTCAGAATTATTCAATGCAACCTGACCAGATATTAGTTCTAGAAGGTTTTATAAAAGCCTTTACTGAATCTCTTAGCGGTAGCGAAATGGATGCTCTCATAATAGATGCCTTTAGAGATTGTGCTAGCGCAGATCATTGGTATAAATTTGAGAAACAATGGGACTAATTCTTTATATAATAATCGGACTTATTATAGTAATAGGTCCTTTTGTCTTAGACACTAGAATTGCTAAAATGCCTGACGATTCTAAATTTAAAAACTGGTGGAGAAACAACGTAATTGGAGAATATGAAGAATAGATTTGGATATTGCTGTATAAATTTGACTCTTCAGCAGAAGAATGGAATTACAATCGGCCGCGGTATGATTAAAAAAACTTTCGAACAGAAAGGTATAAATTATGCTAGTGAACTTGCGCTTAGTAATGTCAGGGACCTCATCGAAATTATTAAATGGAATAATCAACACGGTGTCAAGTTGTACCGTATGTCTTCTGATATGATTCCATGGATGTCCGAATATGAGCTTAAAGATTTACCAGACTATTCTAAAATTTCTAATCTTTTAAGAGGTGCTGGTAAAATTGCAATGGATGCTGGTCAAAGGTTAACTTTCCATCCTGGTCATTTTTGCGTAATTGCAAGTATGAATCCAGATGTTGTTGTCCGTTCTATTAAAGAACTTAATCAGCACGGCGAATTCATGGATCTAATGGGTCTACCTAGAACTCCAGATGCTGCAATCAATATACACATCAATACTACTGCAAACGGTAAAGAAGATTCTATTCAGCGTTTTATCAAAGCATTCGATACTCTAGATCTTTCTGTCAAAGAACGTATGACTGTAGAGAATGACGATAAAAAAGCTCAATATTCTATAGGTGATCTAGTTCATGGTTTATCAGCTCACACAGGAATTCCAATCGTATTTGATTACCATCATCATTGGTGTTATGACGACCCGATGCCAGAAAAAGATGCATTGTATCTTGCAGCTACTACTTGGCCAGAAGGTATTCGACAGTTAGTTCATTATAGCTCATGTAAGAAAATTCACGAGGATTCGTCAGTTGTTAATCGTGCGCATGCTGATCATATCTACGAAAAGATTAATTCTTATGGATTATCAATCGATGTTGACTTAGAAGCTAAAGCAAAGGACCATGCTCTGCAAAATTATTTACAAAAATATGAAACAATTTTGGTCTAGTCCATATAAATTTAAATTAAATCATAAAAAGATATGTCATCATTAAAAGTTGAAGCGCTACATGCTAGATATGAAGCACAAAAGAAAGAAGCATTGGCTATTTTAGCAGTTTATTTCGAAAACTCGGTTGGTATTGGAGAACATCCTCAAATAATCGATGAAATGGATAAATTAGTAAGAAAAGTCGGAGAAGCAAATGACCTAATTGCGACATTGGAAGTTTTGTTTAAGCCACTAGAACCTAAACCAGAAATGGTATAAGTTAACCAGCTTCTAATTTACAAGGCCATTCTTCGGAATGGCCTTTTTTGTGATGGATATATAATTAAATTAAAAATCAATATTATGAAAACATTATTAATCGTTACAGTCGTACTATTGGCAATTGCCGGTTTAAGTTTTATTTTGACAAAAACAGGTAAAGTTAAAGACGAAAACAAGAATGCTATTCCAGATAGTGCTGAAGAAAAAATGAAGGCTATCAAAAAAGAAATTAAAGCTCGTACTAAAAGAGTTAAAGAAGAGGTTGCTGATGTTAAAGTAGCCGCAAAAGAAGTTACTAAACAGGCTGCTGATGTTGTTGATGCCGCTACTGGTAAAAAAAGAAGAGGTAGGAAACCTAAAAATCCTAAAGTCTAATATATAGATTATAAAAAAATATAATTAACATGAAATTTAAATCATTTGAACAGTTCGTTACTGAAATGGACCGATCTGAAGAAATCGAAAAAGACATCGTAGATGCTGGTACTCCAGTACCTATGGATGTTGAAGATACCGAAGCTGAAGCTGATGAGGTACAAACTAATGAAGCTGAAGAATCTCCAGAAGCTGGAGAAACTGCAGAAGAAGAGACTAAAGAAGAGGAAGTTAAGAAATTAGTTTCTGAAATTTTAGAATCTTGTTACCAAGACGTTGTAAAAGAAGCAATGGAATGGGAGAATGACGCACATGACGATCATACTGCCGAAAGTTATATGGCCGAAAATGCTGCACTTGTAGCTGGTCTTGCTGGAAAAGCTCTTAAAGAATGTAAAGAAGCTTATGGTATGGAAGCATACGAATCTGCTTTAAATACTATTAAAGAGGCTTTCTCTAATAAAATTGACAGTATTAAGTTACAAGAAGCTGGACAAGAACCTGACGAAGACGGAGAACCTGAAGCTGAATAATCTTAATAATACATATTAGAATACAATGGGTCCTTATAAGGACCCATTTTTATTTAAACAAATCCTTAATTTATAATATAATTACTATGCCAAGAATCCCGATAAATAAAATTTACATGCAGATGGCGTATCAGATAGCTAAACTTAGTTATGCTGAGCGTAGAAAAGTCGGTTGTGTAATTGTTAAAGATGAGCAAATCATCAGCGTTGGTTATAACGGAACACCTCATGGTTTTGAAAACTGCTGTGAATACCATTCTGAAAATGGAGATAGCATTACTAAAAGAGAAGTGTTACATGCTGAGTCTAACGCAATTGCAAAATTAGCTAAAAGTACAATTAGTTCTATTGGAACTTCTTTGTACACGACAACGATGCCTTGCTTTGAATGCTCTAAATTAATTATCCAAGCTGGAGTTAATAGAGTTTATTACTGCGAAGATTACCGAGATTCTTCGGGTCCTGAATTACTTGAAAAAGCAGGAATTGAAGTTTACCGAGAGATAGTTTGGAATAACGAATAAATAATATAATATTATGGGATTTAACATTAGACATTATCCAGAGGATGTGAAAATATTAGAAGATAGACTTCAAAAAGAAGGATCTCATTATTTTTACAATATGTACATTAAGAGAGTAGATTGTTGGATGGGGTCCGAGAAAGGAAAGAAATCAGAAAGATTTATAGAAAAATTTATGATAAAATATAATGAGTCTGAAAAAGAATTCCATAGTATCTAAAATTAAATCTTTATTTAAAGAAAATAAAATGGTAGAAGAAACACAAGAAGCGATCCAAGAAGCGGTTAAGCCGGTTGAAAAGAAGATATTTCAATGGAAAAAAGGAGATGATTTTGGTAAAATAGTAGAGGTTAAATCGGAAGACGATGAATTCTTTTATTTTACTGACGGATCTAGAGCTTATAAAGAAATCAAATTTGATTTTTTAGAAGAGGTATATGACATTAACTATCCACCCTTTCCTAGTTTTAATAGCGTTCCATCTGGAGAACCTATCTTAGCGAGTAAGCCCGTTCAAAAATCAGAACCTATAATCGAAAAATCTGTAGAACCTGAAAGTACTCCTTTACAAAAATTGATTATAAAGTTATCTTCTAAAAATGTAGAAACTATAAATATCGGAGTAGGTATTAATTTACCAAAACAAGAAGTTTTTGAAATGTTATTAGAAAATGGAGACGATACTAAAGAGGAAATGATTAAAACTATTTCAAACGTGGTCGCTTCTCAGATTGAGATACATAAACTTCAAAACTATATTACTGAACAAGTTACTGAATTTTTAAACAAATATTATGAATAACACACCTAACAGAAGAGAACGCCGAGCTATGTATAAGCAGGCTGGATTTTTAAAAGCTAAAAACATGTTTGGATACGGTTCGCCGCAGACCGACGCATGGTATGAGAAAACTAAAGAGGATGGTAAAAAGATCCACGAACAAAATGAAAATGCGGCACGAGATGCAGCAGAACACGCACTTCAAATTAGATTAGATCGTCAAAAAGAATTATGGGCAGAACTAGGGTATAATGAAGCTGAAATAGCTTTACTAGAAGAGTCATGGGTTTTAATGGCTGTTAAGAGTAAAGATTCTTACAGAGAAGACAAGAAAAAATCTAGAGAATTAAGCAAACGAGCTAGTCAATTAAGATCGGCTCGTAACTAAATTATAAATATGCAGACTATTACTATAGAGTTGGCAGACAACGGAGTCATCAAAGTTCTTGAAGACGATAACGCAAATGCAGCGGGAGAGGGATATAGCTCTGTTACTGTTTATGATTTCGAATCTAAGGACGCAAGCGATAATAAGATTAAATTCTTATTAGACGTTTCTGAAGATTGCGGTTTGGAATTTGGTTCAACCAAATTACCAGATCAAATAAAAATAATTAAAGACTGGGGAGAACATTATCAACCTACAAGAGATGATGTTCAAAAAAGAATAAAAGATTTGTCTAAGCAGATCTCTTTTCTCGAGTCTTTATTGAATAAAAAATGAGTTTGATAATAGATTGTATTTGGTCAGAAAATAGAAGAGACTACGTTAGATATGTTAATAATTTAGAAGTAAATTATACCAATATAATTGACTATCATTCTATTGGTAATAAATTAGCGAAATCTTGTCCTTATGGAGAAGAGCCTAATTCGTCTGTGATAGGGCTTCATATTTTTAAAACTCTTGAATCTTCTTTAATATTCCACACTGATCAGAATATCCTCTATTTATTCAAAAACCTAGAATCATTGATCGTTTCTAATTTAAAAGGAACGATCGATGATTTATATTACCGAGAATTTGAATTTAACCTACTGGTTATTTCAGAAAATCAAGTCGGACCTGAAATCACGCAGTATTTCGATAATGTAAAGTACATAAAAAATGATAAAGCATAAACTATTTACTAAAGGTGAAAAGATTTACGCACTACTATCTAACAAAAGATTTCCAAATATTCTTTTCCCAGTAAGAGCAGTTATTTATGATGTTAAATTTGATGAGAGCATGCCAAGATATATGCTTAAAATCGATCAACTCATAGATGATATTGACTTCTTAAAACGATACTTCTTCGGGCTAACCTTTGATGGTGGCTTTGACGGGAAACAAACTAAAATTAATTTAAAAAGACAGGAGTACCGAACTGTTGTCGATCTTGAAAGATTACTTTCTGAAAAATGGGAAAGCTACATGTTTGTAGTTGATTCAATTTTCTGTGTTAAGACCCGAGTTGAATTAAATGAGTTGTTTATTAATTTACATGACTTCTTTGTTGAGAAACATATCAAGGAGATGTACGAGCTCACAAACCGTTCATCCTATTCGAAGGGACAATATTACTATCACACGAAGGACGAGTTCACGATAGCACTTAAGAAGTTCTTAGGCGAACGCACACCAGATAAAAAAGATTATTTAGATAAATTAATCTATAGACCTGATTCGGTTGAATTAGACAAAATAGACAAGGGATAATGTTACAGCCAAAGATTTCTATTATTATGCAAGCATATCTAGGAGACTATCCTGGATCACGAACAAATTCAATTGATAAATTCATAAGAGCAGTTTCTAGTTTCAAGAATCAAACCTATCAAAATATAGAATTGATTATTGTCAGCGACGGATGCGAGATAGTTCATGCGACTTATGCTGAACTATTCAAATCAGATCCTAAAATCAAATATGCATTCGTAGATAAAAAAGGAATTCCAAATATGTATGAACTTGTAGATGGTAGAAAATACTATCGTGGAGTTCCTAGACAGGTTGGAGTTACTTTAGCAGATGGGGACTTAATAACATACATGGACTCTGACGATTTCCTACTTTCAAATCATTGCGAATTAATTGTAACGGAATTTAATAAAACTCCAAACCTAGATTTTTATACAAACGGATCTTGGTATGATAATATAGTTGCGCGTTGGCCTGATACTCCTTCAATGTATGCAACAAATCACCAAGAATCTTATAACATAAAAGGTCTTGATAGCGAATGGGTTATCAGTGCAATGAAACCTGGAATGTTGACTATGGCTCCATGGTTATTCATTCATAAAAAGGTTGATGACATTCAATGGAGAGATACCACAGAAACCAGCGAAGACGTTGATTTCAATACTAGATTCAGAAAAAAGTACAAGGTTGGAATTCAAATAAATATACCATCTTATATTAGATGCCATTATTCCGAGCTCTGGGACTACTAAGCTTTTCCATACTTTATTTTTTATATTGAATATATAAGATAGGTAATTACTGCCTAAAAAAAGATAAAGTGTAAATGTCAGAAGGTTCATTTTTAACATCAATCAAAGATAGCGCAAATTCAGCGTACGACTCTGCATATAATCTTGGGAAGGATCCTAAGAATAAATCAGTGCCTTCCGGTAAAGGTAAGGGCAAAAAGTATTCTTCTATTAAAAAATCTGATCCAACCAAAACTGAAGTTACTTCAAATAATAAACCGGATAATGTATTATCGTCAAATAATAAAACTGGTCCGTTAGAACCTATCACAAATTTTGGTAAAACTTCTAGTTTTATCGGTCAAGAATTTAAAGAAGAAATTCCAGAAATTGCAGGAAATGGACGACCATATTCGCAGTTTCAACCTAGTTTTGAATTTCAATTACCTGCAGAGGGTGGTAAACCACCTGCAAAACCAAAAGGTTCTGGTAAATCAAAAAGTACTAGTAAAACTAAAAAACCAGCTGCTGCTAAACAGGAACCGGCGCCAACTGGACCTGGTGTTAGTGATGGCGCTGCTCCATATTCTGGATTTAACAGATACTCTTTATTTAAATATAGAGGTACTCCACTTAATGGTAAGGTTAGAGGTACTGCAGTAACCCATGCTGATTATAATTTAATCGATCCTGCTACTTTAATTGAACCTACGATAAGCAATATAATTCAACAAACAACTGAAAAAGGAGCTTTAGGTTATCGTTATCATTATTCTGATTTTGCGTTATGTAAATATGGTGGTAAAATCCCAAACAATTATTTAATAACTCTTAGAAGATTTCCTTTTCCAGTCGAAGACGATATTATTACACCCTTTATTATTGGTGAAGATGGTAAGAAACAAGATGCGAAAAGTCCAGATATTGCTAGAGCAGTAACCTGGATTTCTGAAGAAACTGGAAATAGCTTAAGTGAAATTCTTAGTTTAACTTATGGATATACATGGAAAGAAGTAGAAGCTCAAGTACAGACTATCACGTCTACTAATAATGAGAATTCGGGAGGTAAGTTAGGTAAGGCTTTAATGGGTAACAAAATTGGTAAGGCTTTCATGGGAGCTGGTCAAGGTATGAATGGTGTCGATGTTAAAACTGCGGAAGCTCATGGTGCTGGATTTGATCCATTAAAAGGAACATACCCAAATCACATATTTGGACCTGTTAATAAAATTGCTTCAATGCTTGTTAGAGATGATAAAGGTTTATCATTTGACAAAGAATTTACTCTTAAATTTCAATATGAAATGAAAGGTTTAATGGGTGCTAATCCAAAGGTAATGTTCATGGATCAATTTGCTAATATTTTAGCATTGACTTATTCTACTGCACCGTTTTGGGGAGGAGAAACTAGATATTTAGGAAGCGGTTCAATTGGACGTCCATTTGGAGATATTGCAAAATTAAGAAGTGGAGATTATAAAGGATTCTTAACTTCAGTATTAGGTCAACTTTCTAGCATGGCTACTAATATCGTAGATGATATTAAGGCAAATGGATTAGGTGGATCTAAATTAACAAGTAACTTATTAGGTGGTGCATTGATGGATTTATTTAACTCTCCACAAGGTGGTGAAGTTGCAAATGCATTATTAACTGGTGAAGCTACTGGGCAATGGCATATTACTGTTGGTAATCCTCTTAATCCTATGATTGTTATGGGTAATTTATGTCTCCAAGATACTAAAATCACATTTAAAGATGGTGTAGGACTTCAAGATTTCCCAGAAACTATGGAAGTTGAAATTAAATTAAAACCAGGTAGACCTAGAGATAAATCTGAAATTGAATCAATGTTTAATGCAGGTAGAGGTAGATTCTACTTGAAACCGAAAGATGGTGCAGATATTAATAAATTACATGAGGTTTCAGGATATGGCGATAGTACCGGTACTAGTAAACAATCAGTAGAAGGTAAAGGTAATCCTGGTTCTCCTTTTGATATTGCATTTAGAAAATTTGCTAACGACTAATGAAAACTTTAGAAAAGAAAAAAACAACACAGGAAGAGTTTGGTGACGAAAGACTCATCATGACTGAACCTACAATGTTATTTAAGGATAACATTTCGATACGTGAAACATTTTACGTAGATGAATACTATGCAGGTCGAATTGATCTAGTAGCATTAAATGTATACGGTGACGGAGCTTTTTCAGATCAACTTTTAAAATTTAATGGAATGTCAAATCCATTTGCGATTGCTGAAGGTGATGTGTTATACATTCCACCTGCTGACGTTCTATTAAAAAGTTGGAAAAAACCAGGAATAAGCGTAACCGGAGCAAATGCCGTTAGAGATAAATTTATAAATACGAAAAGATTACCGATCCAAGATCAAAAGAGATTAGAGTATCTTCAAAGAAAGGCTTCGGCTAAATCTAATGGTGCAAAGGAAATACTTCCACCTAATGTTCTTAAATCTGATGAAGCTAATGTTATTATAGAAAACGGTACCACGAAAGTAGGTGCGGTATTACCGACAACTGCTGATAAAATAACTGCAAGATTATCTTCTAACACCGCATTTCCTGGAGAATTACAAAAATTAGATGTGATTAATAGAAAAAGCGATATTGCTAGCGGAAATAACACGAAATAATTTAAAACATGGCAAGCGATTTAGATAGACATATACTAGTAATAACAGAACCAACTATCAAGTTGGATCCAATGGTATTTGATTCTGGAAAAGAGGAAGATCCTGAAGGCAAGAAAATATCTAAAGAAAACGGATCTCTTACACCTGCTATCAGAATTAATAATATAGATGTGGATCAAAGTGATTTACATTTTTGTAATATTTCAATTTCAAAGTTTTTACCAGAAATCAATGTAAAATTCATGGACAGCCAAGGCCATTTTCGAGGAGATTCACTTCCTAGAGATGGTGATGTTGTCAGTCTTAGAATAGCCGCTAGACAAGAAAAAGTTTTTAAAGATATTAGAATTGATTTTGATATTATTAGATGTAGTGGTAACCAGGCAGAAGGTGAAGATGCTGATCCACAAGCTCAATACCCTGGAGAATATTCTATTTTTGGTAGAATGAAGGTACCTAAGATATTAGCAGAAGAATCAAAGGGATATGGTCGTAAAACATCATTAGATCACTTAGAACAAATTGCAACTGAATTAGAATTAGGTTTTGCAACAAACATAGATTCAACTGACGATGAAATGGCTAGATTCTGTGCATATATGCCAAAAATAACTTTCATTACTGATATTATTAAACATGGTTATATCGACGATGAGAGCTTTGTTGTTGGTAAAATTGATCCATATTATTATTTAAACTACGTTGACTTAAATAAAGTCATTAATTCGAACAATGACTTAGAGGCTAGTTATCTAAGTAAGCTTCAAGAAAACATTAATAAGAATCCAGAAGATGGAGACGAAAATAATGAAATTGAAGGTACTCTGATGTTAACTAACCATCCATCGTATCAATCGTCTTCTCAATTTATTAGTAACTTTAAAATTATAAATGAATCAGGAGAGAAGACCGCTAAGATGGGTTATAAAATGAAACTACAATACTTTGAAAACGACAGTGAAGAAGGATTGCTTAGTTTTGATATTGAACCTAGAGCAAGCAAGAAAATGTCAGATATTGAAGAACCTATGAAGGGTCGAAGATCTGACAAAACAAGATACAAAGAGGAAGTTAAACAGAAATTTGTTGGCAGAATGGATGTTGATAAAACTCATGGTAACATGAATCCAAATCACTACTTCGGTGCTATACAAAATAAAATGAATTTAGCTGAATGTGGCAAAATGAAATTAGAAGTTTTGGTAGAAAATATGAATCCTGCTTTATATCCATATATGAAGATTCCTGTGTTTATCACAGCTCATAATAAATCTGAAGTTGATCGTCTTAACGCTCTTAAAGAAAAGAAAGAAGAAAAAGGATTTCCAACGATGGGAGAAGACTATGGCGAAGATATCGAATCTGATGGTGGTGATAAAATTGCAATGGACGAATTTCATAGTGGATTCTATATAATTGAAGATATTGAATACATGTATGATTATGAAAATGGTAAAGGTATTCAACAGAAGGTAACTCTTCTTAGAAGAGAATGGCCAACTAAGCTTAATCAAGTTGAAGAAGAGGTTATGGACGACCAATCTCCTCCTGCTGCGCCAGCTCCGGAACCAGATCCAAATCCAGCCCCGGAACCAGCTCCTGAGGAACCAGCAGAACCAACTCCAGAAGAAAAACTAGGAGAACCTGTATTTGATCTAAATTTTGAAATGCTAGAAGCTATTACAAACAGTTTAGGATCTTGGAAAGATTATAGTTTGAAATTCCAATGGACAGCCAATGATAAAACATTAGTAAAAGAAACTCCTAAAATCAAAGTTAAATTTGTAGGACCTAGTACTTCTGAAATTAATGCTTCGGTTTCTATGGAAGATACTGTAGCTTCAGGTAATTATGGATGGAAGTACAATACGACATTAGATCTTCCTAAAGATACCTTTAAAGATAAAGAGGGTAACTATACTCTCGAAGTAACTTTGACATATAAAGATCAGACTTTTACTAAAAATACTAAGTTATCATTTGCTAAATGGTTACCTGGTAAAATATTAAAACAAGGTGCTACTGAATCTAACAAAAAACAATATAGATGGGAAGTGGTTAACTCCACTGAAAGTGGAATATTCGAGGGTAGATTTACCAAGAAGAGTGAAGCACTTGAATATAATAGTCCTGTAACAGGTAGAAAACAAGGTACCGATTATAAAACCGTTTTAGAAGAAACTGAAGAAGCATCAGAATTGCAAATGTATTAGTCGCTTCTTTAATAAAACAAATATATAAAACATGTCAGCATTCTTAGAATTACAATCATTTAGAAAATCGGGACTCCTTAAAAAGGGAGATACTCCGAAAATAGACATGTCTTCTTACCAGGATCCGACATATTTGTCGTTTACTTTATTATTTGATATGAATTTGTATTCACCTTTATTTAATGGTGAAGCTGAAGGATTTATTAAGAAACATTTACTTCCAGCAGATCCTGCTAAATATCAACATAAATTAGATTCTCTTATAGCTTTTAAAGAAGCTTTGTATAAAATTAATTCGGAACTTTCTTGGCATTGGCAAACTCTAGGTGGTGTTGATCGTTTATTACAATTTACTCCAGAAAACCCGTTCTTCGGTGGAGCAGATGCTAAATTAATAATTGGATGTTTAGAAACAATTAACTTAAATATTGCAGGTTTAATGCAACTATATAGAAAGGCAGTATGGGATGAAGGCAGATGGACTTATGTTTTACCGCCTAATTTAAGAAAATTTAATATGTACGTTTTCATCTCTGATGTTAGAAGTATTTATGACAATTCTGCTGATGGCGTTATAGCTGGAGAAACTCTTAAACCATTTTTCATGTTTGATTTAAGATTATGCGAATTTGATATGACAAGTGGAAACAAGTTTTTAAGTGATTTAAGTGCAGCAGCTCCGGAAATGGCGACAAATGAGATTATTATTAATTACAATAGAGTTTTTAAAATAGATGCTCGAGCTTTAAATGGTGTTGTTTTTCAATCACCTGCTATTTCAAGAAAAGATATTAAAGATAATCCAGTTTCAGAAAAGTCTGGAACCATGGTTCCAACTAGTGATACTGAAAACGAATATCAAAAAATTGATAGAAGATTAATGGATGAGGATTCTATAGCTGATGTATCAGGAGCTCAAGAAAAATTAGATTCTATTAATCCGGCAGATCCTAAACAGGCTTCAAAAATACCATTAGCTCAGAAAGCTGGTAGTAAACTTAAAAACTTAAAGAATACTGCTAAAGAAAAACTTAACGGTTACGGTAAAAGAGCAGAAGGTGATTTAAAAAGAATGGCAAAATCTAAAGTTGAAGAGGCAAAAATCGAAGCTGCAAGATATGTAAACCGTAGAGTACCTAGCCTAGAAAACATATATGGTAAAGTACAAAGAGCGGCAGACGCTGCAACTGATGTTAAAAGTATTGCAGGTGCGATTGAGAGCGTTGTTGGTAAAAATGTACACTTTTTAAATGGAACTCCATTAGTTGATGTTTTAAACAAGGCAAATAGAGATGCTTTAATTGCATTAGGTAACGTATATAAATAATTCAAATGGCAGCAACAGTTGACGAAATAGGTGGCGGAGATAATATCAGAGAAACTCAATGGCTTGGAAAGGTTGTTGATAATAAAGATCCGTTGAAAAATGGAAGATGCAAAGTCTTAGTTTACGGTAAATTTGATAATGTTCCTCCTGAAGATATTCCATGGGCAGCTTGTGGAAATAGAAATACAGTTGGAGCTCATGCCATTCCTAATATAGATGATATTGTTTCAATTCGTTTCGACAATGGTAACTTATACCATCCTGAATATTTTTATCAAATCAATCAACGAAAGATTCTTAAGTCTGAAGTATTAGATGCTCTATCAGAAGATGAAGCACAACAAACTATCTCGTTAGTCTACGATGAGATTCGTGGTATCAGGATCTATCATTCTCCTAAAGATGGTATAATTATCACAAAGGGTAAGGGTGCCAAGGAGAGACCCCTAATACAAATCGATGAAAATAACAATATTAAAATTACAACAGATACTAAAATCTTTTTAGATGCTGGTAATGTTTATTTGTCAAATACTGGAGAGGCATCAGAAGATACTAAAGAACCTGCAGTTAGAGGTAAATCATTAGAAAAATTCTTGGAATCATTTAAATCTGAATATAATTCACATACACATCCTACTCCTACCGGTCCAAGTGGTCCTCCTGTTAAACCATGGGCTCCAGTACATAAGCCATACCAGCAAGAAGGTAAATAATTAGGATAAATATCTTATAAAATATAACATTATGCCTGCACAGTGGCCAATATTTATAAATAACGTATCCTCAAAACTCGCTAGTCGGTCTTCTAAAGGACCCGATGACTTCGGTATGTTTTTTGCGAATGAATATTTCAATGCAGTCAAAACTTCACAAACTCCATTCGGAAATCTACACAGTGCTGGACAAAAATCAGTATTAGAACAAGGCTTTAAAAAAGCATTTAATGACTTATTTAAATCTTTAGCACCTACATTAGAAGATAAAATCAAGGACGGTAATTATGCTGACCTACTAGAAGGCTTACCAATTCCAAAAAAGTATAATGCAGAAAAAGAATTTAGAAAGTGGGTTGTTAGCAAAGGAGATTCTCTTCCGAATACTAAGTTTTACGAATTCTTTCCACCTAAGCCGGAGCCAGAAACTCCTGAATTAACGAGTGCTGAGGTATTTGGAGTAGCAGTCGACGCTGAACAACCAGTGTTAACTTTCACGGGTCAAAACGGTGTAGCACCATATACGTTTACGTATTCTATAAATGATGGTGAAGAGATTAATATTATATCAGATGAATCTGGAATCGCAAATGTATATGTGCCATTTGATGTACCTGGTAAAATCAAATATACTTTAATTAATGTAGTTGATTCTGTATTTCCCGATATTCAACACAAATTAAATCAAACTGTAGAATTTGATATTCCAAAGGACAGCACTAAGCCGTCTGAAGTTATGAATGGTGTCGAACGAGTAAAGCTAGAACTGACAGAGGAACAGAAATTTGAATTAGTCGTAAAAAGAGTATTATACGAAAATGATGGCGATATACGATTCATAAGATTTTTAACTAGATTTGTATTAAGTTATGAAAGAGTGTACGGTAAAAAGGTATATGAATCATGTGTTAAAATACTTGGAATTACTGAAAGACCAACTATTGTCAAAAAAATTACAGATAGGTACACTGATCTATATAAAAATAGAAAATTAGTAGTAACTCCACAGACCCAATATGATCTGCCCTCGAATAGAAAGTATACGTTTACAATCGATGGTAAAACTTATGATTCTAGTACAACTCAAACTCAGTTTTTAAAGAAAGTTGATGACAAGATACAGACCGAAGCTGATGAAACATATAACAAAGTTAATTCGAATCTTAAAACCGATTTAACAAATCCATTAAATAAAAAGATTATTCAATTAGAACATCTCGATGATAAAGAGATCTGGCCGTCTTGGTTAACAGATACATTTATTTGTAAATTCTGCTATGTTAATGGAATAGATGATATTACGCTAAAATCGCATGAAAAAGCTAACCATGAAAATGAAGATGATAGGATTAAAGCAAAAAGAAATCTTTATAAAATTGATAGAGACAAATACAACCTATTGAAAAAACAATGGATTGACGAACTTGCAGTTTCTGAAAAAAAGGAAGAGGATCCAGATACAGAGAACGACCCATACGATACTATGGCAAAAACAATTATATCGTATTGGAAATCTGCAGCTGCTCAACCATTTAAGAATTCTCCACCAGTACCTCCTTGTAATGTTCCTAGCCCAGGTTCATATATTCCATTATATTATGGAAGTCAAAAATCTCTAGCAAAAAATCTTAGAAGAGCATGGAATACTGGAAAGCTAGCTAAATTAGAACCACTCACTCAACCTGCTACAAAGGCAGTAGCTTCTGCAGTTGCAACATGTTGCGCAAAACATTTAATGGAATTGAAATTTATATATGTTGGAAAATTAACGGTTGGAAGCGCTACAGTACCGATGATTGGATTTGTACCAACCTCATTTTAAATTGATATATACTACTATAATATACATTCACCCTTTAACAAATAAAATAAATGCTACAAGAATTAGTAAAACCCGAAGAGATTGTTAACAATAACAAAATCTTTAAAACCGAAGGAAACCCCGATTTTGATTGGGAAACCCACGAAGCAGACTGCCCTAGTCTTTTAAGAAAGGGAAATCCTCACGTCAAAACTCGAAATGGTGACAAAGTCTTTTCAAGAGCAAAAGATGCTCAAAAGATGTATGACATGTATTTGGGTTCATTTGAAAACATGGTTCCTAATATTGAATTAGGAGACAGATTAACTGGTAAAATTTGGGGTGTTGACTCTAGATGGGCAACTATCGATGCTGGTTACAGAGAATTAATTTACATTGACTTAGAAAAAGAAGCTCCATCATTTAGAAAATTAATCGAAAAGGATAGAGAACTTTCAGTTAAAGTTACTGCAACTTCAAGAGAACGTGGTTTCTTTGTTGGTTCAGTTACTGAAGGAACTAAACAAGTTATCTTCAATGAATTGCTAGAATCTTCTAAAGAAGAAAATATGGCTTATGTTGGAAAAGTTGAAGAGATGATTCCAGGTGGAGGTTATATGGTAACAGTACAAGGAGTTGAATGTTTCATGCCAGGTTCTCTTGCTGGAATTAACAAATTAGTTGATTTTGAATCGATAATCGGACAAGAAATGTATGTTGTTCCTGTTTCGTTCTCACCTGAAAAAGGTACAATTGTAGTTTCTCATCGTAAATATTTACAAGCAATGATTCCTCAGCATATTGATACTCTTAGAGGAGAGATGGAGAAAGAACATAATGGACATGTTACTGGTTCTACTAAATACGGAGTATTCGTAGAATTTAATGGATGTTTAACTGGAATGATTCATATTAATGATTTATCTTTAGAATTCTCAGAATTGTATTCTAAAAATCAATTGACACCAGGTACTCCAATTACGTTCTTTGTTAAGGACATTATAACAGACACTAAAATTACATTAACTCAGAAAATAGATTCTAAAGTTAATCCATGGAACGGAGCAGCAGCTAAATATCCTGCAGCAACAGAAGTTACTGGAGTTGTTAGATCTATTAAAGATTACGGTATCTTTGTTGAAATCGAAGAAGGTATTACAGGTTTACTACATTCTAGTGAATTAAATGGAATCAATCTTCAGGATATTAAGAAAGGAGATCCTATCAGAGTTACAATTAATAGAATCGAAGAGGAAACTAGAAAGGTTTTCTTGAAGTTACTTTAATTTTGAACTTGATATATATAGTGAACAACTATACATATCAATAAATGATTAATCTAACAGATTCAGAAATTCTTCAAAAAGGGCTCGTTGGTGTCGAATTTGAATTCTATTCAAACATTAGCTTAGAAGATACTGCTAAGAAATTAGGAGAGCTTTTAGGCAAAAAGATTAGAATCGAGACTAAGCACAAGAGTGAATTTGCTCCGACTCAAAAGGAGTTTAAAATAGAACCAGATATGAGTGGTGGCGCCGGACTAATGGAATTAGTAACCGGCGCTTTGCCATATTCCGAGGGTAGGATGATTATAATTAAAGTCTGCAATTGGATTACTGAAAATGGTTATACTAGTGATCGTTCTTCAATTCACTTGAATTTAAGTTTCGATTCTAAATTAACAGGTAACCGATACCAAATCTCAAGAATGAGTCCATTGAAATTTATTCTTGATTTTAATGAAGATCAGGTTTGGAAAGAGTTTCCGAAACGTAGAGATTCAGCGTATGCTAAATCAATTAAATTTGTTTTACCAAGAACTGAAACATATATCTATGACGGAAACCACATTGGCCAAAATAACTTTATATTCCCACAATCTAAATACTACGGTGTAAACTTTGAAAAATTACAAAAGAATTATTTAGAATTTAGATATTTAGGTGGAGAAGACTGGCACAAAAAGCAGTCAAAAATCTTAAATTTATTAGATTCTTTCTTAGGTCAATTATGGAAATCTTCTACAGATACAGGTTTTACCAGTAATAATAAACTAGAGTTAAAGAAAATTCTAACTAAGAATAAGCACATTATTAATTCTAGAGTAGACTGGAGAGCTATTGCTAAAGGATGGAAAGATGTTAAGCTTACAGTTGATATGTCTGAAGATCCTAGTGTTATCGACATATATTGGCCTCAGATCAAAGACCAGGTTATAAATCTTTTCACCAATGGCCAATTAGAAAAAGGACATATTAACTATGATTCCGATAATGGAAGAGTTCAGGTTAAAGACGGTGTATTACCATATTGTTTCGGAATTATGAATTATGAATTCGTAAAATGTGATCTTATGGGAGAAATAACTTATTGTGATTTATTCCAATGCGATGTTAAGGCTTCTGATATTAAAAACTGTAACTTTTACCAGGCTTCACAGATCAATGGGTCTAAAATTGGATCCTCTTATGTAAATGCTAGTTGCTCTTCATATAATTGCTATGTGTATGGAATTGATGGAGTTTTCTCTGGTAAACTAACAAATGGTATTTTTAGAGAAGGTAAATATACTAAAGATGCCAAATTTATAGATACTGAAATAATTAATTCAACAAAAATATAATTTAAAATGAGCGATATTCGTCAACACCTACAAGGACCGTTAACTACACCACCATCATGGAGTAGTACTTGCTATACTGAGTTTGTAAATCAACTTGCTGCTGAAATTACAGGGTCTTGCATGATTCCTATGAATTTGCCAAGAGCTGAAGTTCAGAACATAGTTCAACGAGCTAAGAAATGGTTTTATAAAAACTATGAATATTCTGTTAGAGAAAGTTTTATTGGAATTCCTATTGAAATGTTTAAGACAGAATATTTTAGAAGAACTAGATCACTTACTCTTCCAAAAGAAGATCCAATTACTGGTGGTGGAGAAATATTCTCAGTCTTTGGAGTTACTCAAACTGGATCTAGATTCGGATCTGGAACTTCTGTAACCTTTACAACTGGAGATTTTGCAATCGAGAGAATGTTATATGGTGGACTATATGGAGGATCAGGAACTGTTGCCGGAGCTGAGAACTTACAATATTATGTAATTAACGAAAGTTATTTCGATATGGTTAGACAAATCGTAGACAATCCGCTAAGTTTTCATTATAGCCAATTAACACATGAAATTCGTTTCACTGGAGAACTTCCAAGAAAGGATGTTATTTTAGAAGTTTACGAAACAATACCGCAGTGTGCACTATTCGAAGATGAAATATTCTTTAGATACTGCGCTGCTAAGATAAAAATTGCTTTAGGTAGCAAGTTGGGTATTTTTGGATTTAATCTTCCAGGTAATATTCAAATTAATGCAGATGCTATTCAATCTCTAGGACAAGAAGAACTTGACAAGGTTTTAGAAGAGATTAAAGGCGACGAAGGAGTTGACTGGATGATGCACTCATAAAAATATTGATAGATACTAAATGGAATTGTATATAAAAACGAATGGGGATCCTAATTACGATCCAACCAAACTCCAATCTGATAGCAGAATCGCAACGTTGTTAGCGCAACTTGATGTGATTTTGTTTACTAGAAGAGGAGAAGTTCTTGGAGAACCGGGACTTGGTTGTAATCTAGAGGATCTAGTCTATTCTTTTAATTACAATGACTCACAAATAAAAAATGAAATTGAACTACAACTAGCTAAATACGTTCCACTTGCAGGTCAAATGGGAGTTACAGTTGATGTTGACTTTGATACTTCTAGCCCCGATAGGGATGCTATTTTTATCAATATCAATATCGATGGCGGTAAAGAAATGGTTCAAGTCGCAATATAAATAAGATACGATGGCATTAACCTTTTTACAGAAAACAAGAGTACAGGCGAATCAGCTATTGTCTGATACGAAAACATATATGTCTAGATTATATTCTAGATTAGGTGAAGTGTTCACTCCTGCATCTCCATTCTTTCAAATCATTACGGTTTTAACTGAACTTACCGAATTAATATTCTTTTATATTGAAGATGCGACAGTTGAACAAAACATAATGACTGCTCAGCAGCCTGAATCTATTTATGGATTGGCTAGACTAACAGGACATGACGCTTTTAGAGGTTCTGCTTCGATTGGTGAAATTAGAGTTAGATTGAATATGTCTTCGATTGGTGAAATCGCTGGCGATGGTATTAGTATTCCAGCTAACGCAATTATTAAATCTAACGGAAACGGTTTACAATACTTATTAAGATCAAATGTTGATCAGTTTAGAATTCAAAAATCAAACTTCGATTGGATAACTATTCCAATTATACAAGGTTCTCATGAATCTCAGACCGTAACTTCTAGTGGAGAAGATTTGCAATCATTTAATCTTAACACTAAAGGATATACTGATCATTATAATGTTCGAGTTTCAGTAAATGGTCAATTATGGACTAGACATGAAGGTTTATATGATATGTTACCTACCACAAAAGGTTATCTTATAAAAACTGGAATTAACGGAGGACTAGATCTTTATTTTGGTAATGGTAATTTTGGAGCAATTCCTGAATTAGGAGCCTCGATCTTAGTAGAATATATTATACATGCTGGTGATGTTGGTAATTTAGTAGATTCTAAAGACTTAACATTTAAATTTGTAACAGAAGGTTCCGATTCGCTTGGAACCACGTATGATTTAAATAAATTGTTAGATTTTGAATGTACTCTAGCTCCTAAAGTTGGTGCAACCGCTGAAGATATTAATTTAACTAAATTAATTGCTCCACTGGCTAGTAAATCTTTTGTGTTAGCTCACCCTGACAATTATGAATATTTCCTATCAAGATACGGATTATTTTCATACCTTGATGCTTACAATACAACGGATGATGGATATATTGATGATGACAATATTATCTACTTATTCATGCTTCCGAATATTAAAAAGAAACTTCAAAAGAATCAAGATTATTTCACATTAGATATTAATGAGTTTTTCTTTTCACAAGACGAACAAAATGGAATACTTGGATTATTAGAAAATTCAGGTCAGCAAATGGTAACAACTGAAGTTCAGATTGTACAGCCAAAACCTCAATATTTTAGAATGGATATTAAGATCAGATACTTTGAAGGATATTCAAAATCAGATTTGTTTACTAAAATTAGATCTGCAGTTTCTGATTATTTAATGAATATTACTAGAAGAGACCGTTTACCAAAATCAGATTTGATTGCGATAATTGAAGGAGTTGAAGGAGTTGATTCAGTAAATATTAGATTCGTATCAGAAGCAGAAGAAAGAGCTAGAAGAAATGGTTACTATGTTTCTGAAACAGTTACAGTTACACCTTCTACGCCAACACTTGAAACAATTGGTAATGGAAAACAAAAATACGTGTTCTTTAAAAGAACTGTAAATGAGACCATTGTTAATTTTAATCCTGGTGCTCCTCTTCCAGAAGCCGTAATTAACTTAGATTCATTTGGAGATATTATTCTCGATAAAGAGGAAGTTGCATTATTCAGAGGAGGTTGGGTTGATAGAGATAATCAATCAGTTTTAGATGATGCTAGAGCTGGAGAAATGGCAGCGTTGTCAGTTTATTTTGACGAACCTGCAATTCCAAATAC